TCCCCGCTTATGCTGATCCCAGCTCTAACCTGAAAAACGAGTTGCGAGACTATGGTTTGTCTTTAGGTTTTTCGCAACAGGACTTGGATTCAATCTCTGACCACCGTGTAGTATTGGTGCTGCATAAAGCTATGCTCCAAGACCGCGCGGCTCAGGGAACTGTACGCAAGGCCAAAGCTTCAAAGCCTGTGCCCAAGGTTGTCAAGTCAGGAACTCCTGAGTCTAAAGCACAGCGTAGCAAAAAAGCTTCGCAACAGCGCAGAGAGAGACTGGCTAAGACCGGTAGTACGCGAGATGCCACTAGTGTTTTTCTGGACTTAATCTCTTAAACTAAGGAAACCAAACTAATGGCACAACCAACTGGAGTATATGTAACCTATTCTTCCGTAGGTCTTCGGGAGGATTTGGAAAATGTGATCTACGACATCTCACCAACGGATACACCATTTATGTCTATGGGTGGTCGTATGGATGCGATTGCTGTAAATCACGAGTGGCAAACAGATGCACTTGCAGCCGCTAGCGCTAGCAACTTCCACGAGGAAGGCGCAACGCTGACAGCTGCTGAGCCAGCGGCAACTACCCGCCTTGGCAACATCTGTCAGATCGCTCTGAAAACCACGCTTGTCTCAGGTACTCTTGACGCAGTATCTAAGGCTGGTCGTCGCGAAGAGCTTGCCTACCAGATGACCAAGCGTTCAGCAGAGCTAAAGCGCGATATGGAAACATCTCTCGTAGGTGCTAACCAAAGCAAGACCGCTATGTCAGCAGACAGCACGGTTCGTAAGCTTGGTTCGCTTTCTGCGTGGGTTGCTACCAACGTAGACGAAGCTTCTGACGCGACTGCCGGTGGTAACGGTACTGCTCGTACAGACGGTACTGCTCGTTCCTTCACCGAGACACAGCTCAAAGCTGCGATCTTGTCTGCATATGACGAAGGTGCAAACATCAAATACTTGATGATGTCACCTGCTAAAAAGCAGACCTTCTCTAGCTTTGTCGGTGTCGGTGCTTCTGGTGGAGCTTCCAACCGTATCGACGCTGCTGACCAGCGCATCATCGGTGGCATGGACGTATACGTCTCTGACTTCGGTGAGATGGCAGTTGTACCTAACCGCTTCCAGCGCGCTAGCGACGTATGGTTGCTAGACCCAGAGTACTACGGTGTCGCTTACCTGCGTCCGTTCTTCCAGAAAGAGGTTGCTTCAACCTCCGACGGTGAGCAACGCGCAATCATCGCTGAGTACACACTCGTTGTTAAGAACGAGAAAGCTCTCGGCGCTGTATACGACTTGTCGTAAGTCTAAAACGGGGAGGGTCCTAGTGGCTCTCCCCAATTAGAGGTTAACATGGATTCCCCTATTAAAACAAAAGCCAAGTACGATCACACAACAGACAGCATTGTTGTCAATCGTGTGCAGGACGTTGAACCCCTGCTGGAACTCAATAAGAAAGAACTTAACGGCGACTCGATGTATGGTCCGCAGAATAACTCTGGGATGCGTAAGGTCGCTAGTATTCCGCTGGTCGTGATCGAAAAGTGGAAAAGAGAACTAGGCGTAGATGTCTTTAACAAAGACCATATGCCCAAGGTTAAGCAGCTTCTTAATGACCCAGAGTACAGATGGCTTCGGACACACGAAAGTAACATCTAATGGCGCTAGCTAACTATAACCAATTACAGACTAGCATCGCGAACTATTTGAACCGCACCGATTTGGACGCGGTTATTCCTGATTTTATAACGTTGACCGAACGCAGGTTAGATCGAGACGTCCGTGCTCGCGCTAACATGATACGTGCCAACACCACTACCGTCTCTGGCACGGCGTTCTACACTCTTCCGACAGATATGCTTGAGCTACGTAATATTGTCTATGACAGTTCTAGTAACAGCTACGCTCTTGCATATATGTCGCCAGAGTCCTTGAGCCGAGAGTACGGTACTTATACCAACGGCGCTCCGCGCGCATACTCGATAATCGGAGAGGACCTAAAAATTGCTCCTACACCTGACGGGGCCTACACCCTCGGAATCAACTACTACCAAGCGCTCACCCCTTTGTCCTCTAGTGTCTCCACTAATAACATTCTTAGCAATTTCCCTGAGCTGTATCTCTACGGCTCATGTGGCGAGGGAGCTGTATATCTTAATGATAACGAACAGCTCCAGCGTTTCTCAGCTCTTTACCTAGAAGCTTTAACATCTGTCCGCGCTGCTGAAGACGCCGCTAGATACAGTGGTACAGTAATGACCATGAGTGTCCAAGGTGATCCAGGAGGTATGGTCCGTAGAGGAGCATAGGTATGAGTAACCAACTTTTAACAGAAGCTGAGGTTGGTCTTTTAACCGAAGACTTCCAAGCTCTTACCAAGGAACACCCTACACCCTTTTGGACCAATACGAACAATACGCTCGTACAGCAGGACGAAGGTAACTTACTGTTCCAAGACGATAGCTACATAGTTCTACAGTCGTACGAAGCGTTTGCAGATAATTGGTCTAGACAGAGTACTGAAGAGGATACTTTTAGGCGTACGATGTTTAACCTGGTGCAGCAAGACGGTGGTAATCTTTTGTTCGAGGACGGTAGCTTTGTAGCTGATCAAGCCTTTGGGCGAACTGTATGGACACGCGTAGATGGCTAAAGAAATCTTTGACATAAACGGACTACAGGGCGGCTTCTCGTTTAACCACGATTTGTCTCCCTACGACATGCCGCCTAATATGTTCAACGATGTTCAAAACGTTCGCTTCTCTGACAAGAAGGCTGGTCGTATCGAGGGGCACACCCAGGTACTAGGTACCCCCAGTGCTGATCCCTATTGGGCCATAAGTTGGACAAAGGGGTCTACAGATCTGTGGATCTACGGTGGTACTACGCAGCTTTACCAGATCAACGACACCACGCACTCTACTGTTACTCGTACGTCCGGTGCGTATACAACTTTGTCTGGCACAGAGAACAATTGGCAAGGCGGTATCCTAGGCGGTGTCTTGGTCTGTACCAACGGCCTGGACGTACCGCAGAAGTATGCACAGGGGGACAGCCGGTTCTCCGACCTGACCAACTGGCCTAGTACTCTGCGCTGTAAGAGCATCGTCCCGTTTAAGAACCACCTGATTGCTCTGAACCTGACAGACAGCGGTACAGAGCTACCGTTCTCTATACGCTGGAGCGACGCTATTCCCGAAGGTGCATCGTCCAACGGTGCTAACACATGGGTCACGTCTAGTACAGATTCAGAGGCAGCTCAGACTACCATCGGTGGTACAAAGGGGCATGTGCTTAATGCTTTGTCTCTGGGCAACGAGCTAATGGTCTACAAGGAAGACAGCGTGTACGCAATGACGTACGTTGGCGGCGCGTTTACCTTCCAGATCCGCGAGCGTTTTAAGAACGCTGGTCTGATTGCACAAAACGCCGTGACCGCTCTGGGCGATGGTCGTCATGTCTTTGTCGGACCAGACGACATCTATATACACAACGGTACACAGTTGCGTAGCATCGTAGACGACCAAGTGCGTACGTTCTTCTTTAACGACCTAGAGCAGGACTCAGCGTACCGTACGTTCTGCGCTCATAACAACATCAAGAACGAAGTCTGGATCTGCTACGCTGCGTCTGACGCTACCGACGATTTGCCTAACAAGGCTCTGATTTGGAACTACGTTGATAACTCTTGGTCTACCCGCGACTTACCCGGTACTAGGTATATAGCACAGGGTATAGTCAATCCAACGTATACTAACTCTTGGACTAATACTGCCACAACCTGGCAGGACACGCCAAGCACATGGGGCTTTAACCCGTACAGTTCTACCAGAGATAGTCTGATCATCTGTGGCACCGCTGATACAAAGTTGTACTTGGTGGACTACGGTAACGACTTCGACGGTACAGACTTTACCTGTGTGCTTGAGCGTGTTGGTTTACACGCTGGTCGGACAGACATGGTCAAGTCTGTTACACGGATGTACCCTCGCATACAGGGCACGGGCACAGTAAGGATCAGCGTCGGCGGTGAGATCAACCCGTACGAGGGCGTGACATATTCCGATCCCGTGACGTTCCGCATAGGACAAGACAGCAAGGTAGATTGTCGGGTACGAGGTAGATACATAGCTGTCAAGTTTGAAACCACGGACGATACGCAGTTTAACCTATCTGGCTATGCGCTAGAAGCAGAAGTTGTGTCTGACCGATGACAGTACAATTTCCAAGATTTAACCCTGCTACTGTACCTGCCGATCCCGCTGCGCTCCCAGGTTACATACAGGACATGCTCATCGAGATAGCGTCTGTCTTAGACGTGGTTCGCGATGGGCATTTAGATGTGTTATACTCTGCCCCGGATAAACCCAAACAAGGGGACATAAGGTATGCAGACGGAACAAGTTGGAACCCAGGAAGTGGTGAAGGACTTTACTTTTATAACTCCGCTGGATCATGGGTACAGTTATAAGTTAGCTAACCCGCACCACCCAGAGTTTAAGGACTTAGTAGTAAGTTGTATAGAATACTTAGACAAATCGATCAAACGCTCGAACAACTCGGACTATATAGGGCCGGTAGATTTTGCAATGAACGCGTTGGAAAAACGCTCCGACTTCTGGGTCTCCGCAAAAGAAAACGGGTCAGTGCGTGGAGCGTTCCTAATTGGGAAGGCCGAGTACCCGAAAAGTGTAGGGGTGTACTTCGAAGCGTTAGCAGGTGAGTTAAACTATGAATACGGACTACCGTACATAGAAGACTACTATAGGAACTTAGGGTATCAGTTTGTAGAGATCACAGGTAGGCCAGGATGGTCAAAGGCATTAGAGCCACAGGGGTACAAGTTTAAAAATATAACAATCGTAAAGAGGTTATAATGGGTAATCCTTTTAAAGCTAAGACTAAAATAGTCGAGATACCGCAACAGAGTACCACAGAGGGTAGCTCTGAAATTAAACCGTACGCTCCGGTAGAACCTTATTTAGAAAGCTTGCTACCGCGAATTGAAAGTACGTTCGGTGAAGCACCCTCGCTGTTCACACAATCGCTTGTCCCTGAGCAGACCGCTGCAACGAGACAGGCGTATGACTTGTATGGACAAGTTGGTCAACAGTCGGCAGCTTTGTCTCCAATGTTCCAAAACTTGCTACAACAACAGTCTGGTATAGCTGGAGCTGCCCCCGGTACCTCTGCGTTATTCCAAGCTCAGACAGGCGCACTGGCTAACCAAGCTCGCACA